ATTACTCATGTAGATGAAAGTCTGGCCATCCAGCCGCTGCTGGATCATCTCAACGGCTTTGCCGGAGATGTTCGAGACAATCTTATCGGCCTCGCCCTGGTTGCCGAGGATGTCCGACATATCCTGCTCGGTGATCTGGAGCAGGCCTGCCAGTGCGGGCGGAATCGCAGGAGAGCGAGTGTAGGCAACAGGCCCGGCGACCTGCTGGGTGCCGTCAGGCGAGTTGATCGGATTGACCAGCAAGTACGGGTAGTTCTTGATGTTATCCTCAGCCCACATGACCTGATGGCCTGCGACCTGCTCTGGCAGCAGGATGGGCTTCTCGACGGAGGACAGCGCGCTAATCTCGCCGAGCTTGCTCAGCTGCATGTTTTTGAGTCGCTGCGCGTCCTTGGCTAGGCGCACGTGACCCATGCAGCGTTCCACGTTGTCGACGAACCAACGCTTGCCGTAGACAGGCACCACCGGGATGCAGGTGCCGGGAATGTAGCCGCAGTCCTCGAGGATCTTGCCGCCCGAGAGGATGTACTTTCTCACCCGGCGCCGCTTGATGCTGCGCTTCTTGACCTCGACCGCACCGATCGCGGCCAGCGTCTCCTCCAGCTCGTCGTCCGCCTCGAAGTCGCTCTGGGAGTACTTTTCCTCCGACCCGTCGATATTGCGGAAAGTCCGAATGACCTCGGACGCTTCCTCGACCCGGTAGTATTCAGCCAGATAGACAACGTCTGGCGTGTCCCAGTCGAATTCAACCTGCTGCACCAGCTTAGGCCAGTCGGACGGGTCGTCGCCCCACTCCTCTTTGTAGGCCTCGCGCGTGACGGAATGAACAACGTAACAGTACCGCGCGTCTGCCTTGTCCTGGCGCTTGGCGTCTAGATCGAAGAACACGCTGCTATCAGCGTCGAAGATAGGCTCGATGCGAATGCGCTGGTGTTCGTTCTCGGGGTCGTACTCATCCTCGTAGCACGAACGCAGCCGCCAGGCTCCAAAGCCACCTGCGACCGCCTCCTCGAAAGCGTTGTCGTAGGCCTCCTCAGCCGTCGAATCCTGCTCGTCTGCCCGGAACAGCATGTCGCATGTTTCGGCGAGCTTTTCATTCGTCGCGCCGTCTTTGGCGATGAAATCGACCGTGACGCGGCTGTTGCGGTACTCGTTGATAATCCGGATGACGGCAAGGTGAATCTTATTGACTTCGAAGCGCGGCTTGTTCTCGAACTGATAGCCCAACGGCCCTTCCCACTGCGCGCCCGACAGCGAGTAGAACCGTCGATCTTGAAGGCACTGAAGCCGTTCATCGCGCAGCGCCGACTGAATGTCGTCGAAGCGACTGAGCGCTTCGGTATGTACGTCAAGCAGCCGCTGCTCTTTACTGATTCGAGCCATGCACTATCTCCAGCGATTCGCCACCGCCAGCGGCGTCACCTCGGCGACTGGCCGCGCAGCCTGCGCCCTGCGGACGCCCTCGAGCGCATATCTTAGCGCATCGATACAGTGGTTGTCGCGGTCCTGCAGAACAGGTAACACCGCGCCTGTCAAGGTGTCCGTCTTGTAACTGTAGAGCGACAGCTCGTCGATGACGTGCTGGCAGCGCGGGTGCACGACGATGTCGTAGGACTTCAGCCACTCGATGCCTTCCGAGACACTGTTCGCGCCCTTCACTGCGGCTGTGATCTTCGGGAAGCCATTCTTTCGCATGTGGCTTATCGTCTCGGGCCTGGAGCTGTCGGCAACCAGCGGCCACTTCTCGGCTTCTGGGATCGACATGAACAGATCCGGCGTCGCCGTGATATCGCAACCCAGCGCGTAGGCCTCGTGGTCGACGTACAACGTCCGACCGACCAGGTGGCAGCGCACCAGCACGGTCGGGTCGACAGCGAAGCCCCAGTCTGCGCCCAGTCGATGGATCGCGTCCTTGGGCGCTTCGAACTCCTCGACGCGCCAGTTGCGGAACACGCGCGCCTCGCTGTTCGTCAGGTAAGCGCCGCGCCAGACGTGCTGGTACTTTTCCGGGTCTCGAGCGCGGTCGTATTCCATCTCGGCGCGCAGCACATCGGGGAACCAGGGGTTGCTGTCGTAGTTGACAGTCACCAGCCTCGTCGCAGGCGGCAGCGTCGAGCCTGAGAACATCACCTCAACCGGATCGGTTTGGTATTTCGGGTTCCACGTCAGCCAGATTTGGCTGCCTTCCTGCCGGATGGTCGGGATCAGAGTGTCAAGACTCGCCTGGCTGACCGTCTGCGCTTCCTCAACCCAGCAGATTTCGATGCCCTCCATCGACTTTACCGAGTCGACGTTGGTTCTCAGCCCGGCGAACAGAAACAAACTGCCATTCTTGCCCCGGATCTCGGTGTCGGTTGAGACGAAGAATTTCTGCAGCCCGCAGCGCGCAATCTCGTCGTCCAGGAGACGTTTTACCGAGTCGCGGATACTCTTCTGTATCTCCCGTGCGCAAAGCACCCTGAACGGCTTCTGTGCGGCCCTGAGCACCAGTGCGGTGGCGACCGACCTGCTCTTGCCGGAACCCCTACCACCACGCACAGCAATGTAGCGCGCCGACTCGTCGAAAAGAACCTCAGCCCAGTCAGGTAAGTTAGCTTCAGCCATTGGGCTTCACGAAGTTCACGTTGATGCCGACCTGCAGCGGCGACTCCTCATCAGCCGCCAGAGCCACCCGCTCGCCGTAGCGCTTCGGTGCCAGCTTGGACAGCAGCCATTTGCGGGTATCGACCTGCAGTCTCATCGCCTGCACCGCGCCGTTGTCGACCTTGCCGTCAGGCGTCAGCGGCGGCGGTTGGTCGGCGATCTGGAGGATCTCTCCAGCAATGAAGTCGTGAAGCTCTTCTCTAGCCCGCGCGTATTCTGCGGCTAGCTGCGGATCCTGATTCAGCCAATCATTCAAACAGCTCTGCGGCAACCCATTCTTCTTGCACGCCTTCAGCGCGCTAAGGCCGTTTCTCATATCGGCGAAAATATCTGCGCAGACTTTCTCGCGATCGTATTTTCTAGCCTTTGGTCTCATTGCCGACAATCTCAATCAATTTGTCCAGGTAATGCCTCGCTTTCTGTAGATCGTCGAGGCCGCCTTTGTCTTTGTAGCGCGCAATGTATTTTATAACATTGCCTCGCAAGAAGCCTGCGAACTCCTCGTGCGACATCCAGGCCTTCATGGCGTCCCATGGTTGCACGGATTTGGTGACGTAGTGATCGCCGCCTACTTGCATTTCTCCGCTACTCACAACTCTCCCCTACGCCGCATGCCTCGCTCCCGCTGGTGCGCCCAAACCATTTTACGCCCCAAGACTTTCTCTGCATGCATCAAGTTTTCTCGACGAGTTAGCCACTCTAAGTTTTCTGCCCTGTTGTCAGATCTGCACCCGTTGATGTGATTAACGTCCAGCTTATCTTCCATTTTCCCTGTAAATGCGGCGCAGACAAGTCTATGTACTGCCCTCATGAATCCTTTATTGTTAATGTACAAATTAACGTATGTATATCCTTCTTTAGATAATTTCGGAGAAAGTATTTTACCGCCGTAAATTCTATTTTGCGTGCCGTTCTTGAAGAGCGGGTGTGCGCGTAGCAATTTTCTAGGAACGCTTCTTATTAGCCCTGTATTGCTTGCTTCATAATATGATTCCCATCCGGGAATACATCTCCATTCTTCTTGGCAGTGAGTGCCGCTTGGTTCGATGAAGTTAGAGTTTTCTGTTCCCACGTTCTACCTCATTCTCGTTGCTTCATCGTAACAGTTCCCTGCGCAACAGGCGGGAACTGGGAACTATCCTAAGGTATAGTTCCGTTCGTTCCCGGCCAATTGCCTTTGCCATCGGGAACAGTTCCGGAACAGTTCCCAAAAGTTCCATTAGTTCCCGCTGACCATCATGGCGCTAGCATGGTAATCATGCTTTACAATCCAGCCGTTCGCGAACCCCTCAATAATATCTGCATCTATTAAATCAGAGATCGGTTTGCCCTTCTGGCTGGGCTTGGCGTAGGCCTTCGCCGACTGCTCAGTTAATCCCTTCTGGCTAATAAGATATTCAATGAAAACCATTCGGTCTAAATATGGCGAACCCTTTTTAACCTCTCTGTCGCTGGCGAACCAAGCGTTCTCAAACAGCTTCCGGTGCTGGTCGATCTTTGATGTTGTCTTGTTAGTTATTGGCTTTTCTGTCGCCGCGAATACCGCGCCTTTAATTTCCTCTCCGTCGTCATCAAACCACCCGAGAGCAACCTGCGTCAGCGTTCCGTAGATCTCCTCCGGCTCTTCTGCATCCTTCATCTTGGTGCATTTTACAGTGATCGCGCCGTCGTCGTTCGTGACCAGAATGGACGCATCAAGCGACGCTTTCCATGCGCTTGATCCCCTGGCCCGAGTCTTGGCCTCGGCCGCCACGCCGACGTGGTGATTGATTGCGACGCCTGCACCCAAAGCTGATGACACAACTGCAACCTGATTCAAGAACATTCGCGTATCTCTCGCGCTGTTCTCGTCGCCGGACATATGGTTGTTGACGGTATCGATGGCCAGAAAAGCGACCTCCTCGTCGGTGGCTTCCCTGACGGCGTGCAGGATCTGTATCGCAGCGGCAGGAGAGTCGACGTCGATGGCCTTATTGGCGATCAGTAGATTGTCGAGGCGGTCGACCTGATGATGCTTGCACCATGCGGCCACCCGCTGCCGCAGGCCATGATGGCCCTCGCCCGCGAGCAGAACGACAACGCCTGGCTTCGTCTTTAGGCCTTGCCACTGCATTCCAGCTGCCATATGGCAGAGAACGTCGAGCAGCACGAACGTCTTACCGGCCCCGC